GTACCATCTCCATCACCAGCTAAGAACTGATTGGCTGACCCATCTCCAGTAACCTTTAGCTCATCAGCTCCAATAGAACCTTGCCCTGTAGAAGCAGACTGACCCATTATAATTCCATAGAAGTCCACTCCTGAACCCGGTGCAGAAGCAAAGGTAAGCGTTGAGCCACTTACTGTATAAGCATCGGGAGTATGTTGTACTACACCATCAAGAGTAATAAGTAAATTATCTGCTTTAGGAGTCACACTTACACCACCTACTTGTAGAGTATAGGTAGTACTCGAACTCATAGTGAGGTCATCTATCACATAGAATGTCCCTGCGTTTGTTACTCCGTGTCCTATATATGGCATTATGCGTTCTATCTCCTGTTAATTAATTTATTACTTTTAAATCTTCTAACCATTTGACGACCTTGAAACTTCTCTCCATACACTATTCCCGAATACTAACATCATCGTTGTCGAGCCAGTCATTGTGAAGTCTCCAGCTAATTCAGTATTAGCATTGTCTTTAAGTGTTACTGGATAAGCTCCGTCTTGATGCACAAGGATAAGAAGTTGACCAACTGTTCCGGCCGATATAGCCTCGGAATCGGACGTTGTTCGTGCAGCTCCTCCCCCTATAACTTGTACGACTAATGCAGATGGCGAGATTGTACCTGCAGCACTCACCACCTGCTGGTCTCCATCTAAATCTCCCGCCTCAGATGTCAATGTTTTAACTTCGACATTCCCAGCAAATGTGGCGTTTTGAGATGTGTCTAAGGTCAATGCTGTCGTACCACCTGAACCCGTGCCAATATACACCTTGTCATCATTATTTAATGATATATAAGGGCCACCTGCCGCAAGTGTCATCTGACTCGTTTCAAGACTTATTTGAGTATTAGTATCTCCAGTATGTTGTATTCTCTGTGCTACATTTACATCACCAGCAAATGTGGCGTTGCCAGCACCATTTAATGTAAAGATAGCAGTTTCATTACTTACATTATTAATAAATCTTAAATCTCCTGTAGCACCATTATATCTAAAATATGCATCTCCACCACCAGTAATATTGTTGTCGATATAAGTATTACTGTTTGCACCAGTACCAGTGAGAGCCAATACAGGGTCACCACTTTTAGTAAGAGTAACATTCCCAGCAAATGTGGCGTTTTGGGATGTATCAATAGTTAATGCTTTATCCGCATCAGCAAGTCCACCAGTTGTAAGATATAATGAATGTTCAGAGGTAGTACCAACAAAAAGACCTGCTCCCTTTGTTCTCATCCCACCTGCAACACTTCCCTCTGTTACTGTAAAGGTTGGATTACTACCAGTTGTCAGAGCCATATCGGCTGAAAATGTCTTTGCCCCACTAAATGTTTGGGTTGTGGATAAATGAGCAGTATCATCATCAAGATATGCACTTGCTATTTTTGTTGAACTATTCCATACGCCAGATGTGATTGTGCCTACTGTTGCAAGGTTAGCAGCTGAAGTAATTGATGCTTGAGTTGCTTGAGTTGTTGCAGTATCAGGTGCCAATCCAGTTATTGTTGCTACCGTTCCTGCCTGTCCAGTTGTATTCTGATTAAGGGTTGCGACTCTAGCTGCTGCTAAAGTGCCAGAGGATATATTGGAAGCATTAGTTGTATCAGTCGTGGCAGAAGTTGCCAGACCATGAGAAGTTACGGAGGTTAAAGAACCGCTAAGTTTGCTTGTTGCAATAGCGGCTGAATTATTTACATCGGCATTAACAATTGTGCCATCAGTGATTTGAGCAGAAGCAACTGCACTTAGCGTAGCCAAAGAGCCAAGTCCATGACTCCCTATGCTTGTTACTGCACCGCTTACCTTAGAGGTAGCAATAGCTGCCGAATTATTTACATCCGCATTTACAATTACGCCATCAGAGATGTGCGATGATAGAATCTCATCGTCACCAATCTGTATCGCTTGTTCTGCTGGTTTAAAACCATGATAAGCCACTAGGTTATCTCCATAACTGAAATAAGCAAGTCCACAGAAGATGTAGCACTTGCCTTTGCTTGAATAGCATCTGTTGTTTGCAAGACCAGTTTATTGCCCTGCATAATTTCTAGAGTACCTCCTGCTGGAACGGGTAGACTTTTACCAAGATAACTATTAGCATTTGTTTCCACATCAGCAGTATCTGATACTACTAACACATCTGCAGTTACACTACTACTAGTTATATTAGCAAGTGATATTCCAAGAACAACAGCAGTAGTACCAGCTGGTACAGTATAATAAGCAGCTAAACTTGTAGTAAGACTTGGCTTTGTTTTTAATTTAAAAGTATTAGCCATTTATCATCCTAAAGCAATCGCTAAGGCAGTCGCAGTATCTATTGTAGCTGCATTCCCACCAATTATAGATTTTACTGCATTTGCACTATCTTTAAAATAGACCGTACTTACATCAGCATGATAGTTTATAGCCAATTCTCCGTATTCCAAGCTACCTGCACTTGGGGCTGGACTAGAAGTCCCGCTTTTCTTCATAAGAAGAATTTTATTATTACGAGCCATATGTTACTCCATTTCTAGTATGAGCCACCATCAACAGTCGCTGCGTGAATTGTCCCTAATCTTAAGTCAGATAAAGCGAATCCTGTACCACTCTTATTTACTGTAGTAGTAGGAGCAGACTGATTACCCTCAAAGAGAATAAATTCAGTTTGGTCTGCATCCCAAGCTAGTCCAAGATATTTAGTTGTAGTAGATTCTACATATTTACCATAGAATCCAATATCAACAGCATTTGCACTATTCCCACTAGCATAAGCCACTAAAGGGTCTTCAACAGAAACCGTTGCCACATTTGTGGTCACAGTGTCACCTGAAACGATAAGGTTCCCAGCGATAGTAACGTCATTTGGAAGACCAATCGTAACCGTTCCACCAGACTCAGCTACTGTCACCTCATTAGAAGTACCTGAGAATGTCATAGTACCACCGAGAGAAGTTGCTGTTGTGTTAGAACCATCACTTATGGTTATTGCTGAATTGGAAAGCTTTGCATTTGCAATTGAACCAGCTAACATAGCATTAGTAACACCAAGAGCTTTCACTCTAACAGTATCACTATTTGTCTCAAGAGAACTATTATCTAATTTAACTGCAAGAGTATTTGAGGATATTTGAAGTCCATCCCCAGCCACATCATCGTTAATCATTGTTCCTTGAATTGCGTCAGCTGCAATTGTAAGAGCACCGCTACTATTTATAGTAGCATCTCCACTCATTGCTTTATTATCCCAAGAATCTGAACCATCATAAATCAACAAATGCCCAGTTGCTACTGAGGATATAGTTGTATCAGTTAATTCAGAAAGAGCGTCTTTAGCCGCTACTTGGGCATCTACATATGCTTTAATACTCTGCTGAGTCGCTAATTTAACAGCACTATCATCTCCCATATTATCTTGGTCAACAATAGGTGCTCCAATCCACGATTTGGTAGTCGCATCAGTTGCTATGTAAAACTTGCTATTATCTGTACTAAATAGGGGTTCACCTGCAACCATGCTACTAGAAGGTGCAGAGCCATCGGCTCCTCGCCTTATTTGTATTGCATTATTTCGTGCCATAGTTACTTCCTTATTTCATTGTTAATAGGAACCGCCATCGACAGTTCCAGATATACTAGTGACTATCTCATTCCATGAGTCTTCATCCCTAGCATAAAGTTTATCGTCATCGGTATCATAATAGAGGTCTCCCTCAGTTCCAGAACCCGGAAGAGTCGTACTCTTCAACACACCCTGAATTGCGGGGTTCATAACCTCCACATCGTCTGTTCCATCGTCTGTATAAAGAAGCCCATCCGTGCCTTTAAAGACAAGCTTTGTATAGACATCCTTTATTTTGTTAGGGCCTGATAATGATCCCATTAAAAATTCTCACTTATTATTTCTACTTCTGTATAAGTAGGAGCACTAACAGACTGATCTGTATAAGATGCTGAACCTACTGTAATAGCACTTAGCGTTGGACTTGCTGACACAGCAACAGAGGTAAAGTTATCAGTAACATATGAATTAAAATACTGATTCCCTAGATCGGTAAAAGCCCAACCACTGAGATTATCGAACTCAGTTGTACCAAAGTTATTTTTTTCCCAATCGTATGCTCTAGTATTAATTGCCATAAATTACCTTCTCCAAAGATTAGCTCCCCTGTCTCTGTCCTCTCTACTTGGCATTGTTTCAGTTGGTGTACCTGAATAATCTTCTGTTGTAGCTCCAAGTCTTTCTCCCGGGCCAAATGGGTCTTTACGTTGGAAAATAGAATCTAACCAATTTTGCTTATTTAACAGAGCATTCCTCTCAGGCATATCAGCTTTTCTACCAGTAGTCTCTTGCACTGCTTGATTCAAACCTTCTACATCAGAACCTTCTGGGCCTATAAATTCACCTCTGGTTTTCTGCATAGCTCTGACAGCAGACAATGTTTTTGGGCCCATTCTGCCATCTTCTGCCAAAGCTTCACCATATTCATCCTTTATACCAGCTCTATTTAATGATTGTTGCATCTTCATAACACTTTCCGAATCATTTGGATCAAACTGCCCCGCTAGAGTTCCAGTAACTGTATCTGGGGTACCCTGTGAATACTTACTGGCAAGTGCCCTATTAGTAATATGCTTTTGTTTTTCAGTACCATATTCAGCAGCGAGTTGAGCCTGTTCTTCTCCAGACTTCATCCAAGGATTCCTTATACCACCAGCGTCCTCACGCTTTCTAGCTGTCTTCAAATTCTCTCCCTGATCGGAAAGAAAATCGCTTACTCCCCCAAATAGTTTTCCTAATAGTCCTCGTGGCATAATAACCTCCTTTAAAAGTCTACAGCCTTTATGTACTTAACGGTGCCAGCTCTTGCCCTATAGGCAAAGCTTCTTCCTTCTTTAACACCCTTTTCAAATTTTTCGTGAAAATACTGAGCCAATTGAATAGTCTCAGGTTTCTTTTCATAACCTAATGCAATAGCTTTTGCAACCACATAATCGTGAAATTGCGACGGAAAATCACTTACAGCTGTCCAAGAAAACCCTACAGCAGAAGGTTCAGTAAACTGTGCAGCCTTCTTATAGTAAAATAAAGTAATTTTCTTACCATCCTGAGCTGTGGTTGGAGATGTAAATCTCTCAGTATTAGGATTAAACTTAGCAATCCCAACTGCATCTCTCTCTGTCCACCAGACCCACTGATTTAAAGCATGTCTATTGCTCCAAGTATCTACGTAAGTTCCAGCCATTAAGTTAAGTCCCTTCTTATCGGTCTACCAACTAACTTTGGTATATTCACATGGTCTGCACTGCCATCAGCAGCCTCCATGTCTACCGACTTAATTTCAAGAATTGCACCATCTAATGCATAATATCTTTGACCATCAGCTAGGTCAAACTGTGTAGCTTTTTCAAGCATTCTTGTCCTCTGACTATACTCATCCTGAGCTATGTTAAGCATCTTTACTATTTCAGTAACTCCCATATCTGGGTGATGCTGCTGAACCATTTCTACCATTTCTTTTAATTTCAACGTCTTACTCTTTCTACAGTACTATCTGTCATACCCGGTGCAGTATATGGCATCATAAATTCACCAAGTTCCTGTTTTACAACTTGATACTGGCTCTGAAGCCATTGGTAGTCTGTGCTCAATTTACTAATAATTGTAGTATAAAGGGAAATCTTTTTTTGTAAATTTGCATTATACTCTGAAAGATCATCTTGTAACCTTGTAGATTCCTTTTGTAATTCAGTAGTATAAATAGTTGCCTCATTCTGAACTCTTGCAGTTTCCTTCCCTAATAAATTGGTATATGCAGAAACTTGTTGTTGCATCTGAGAAGTCCTAAGACCTAATTCAGTTGTGAATATAGAAGCCTCATTCTGTACTCTCGTAGATTCCTTCTGTAATTCAGCTTGATAGATACTTACATCTGTACCTGTTCTTGTAGATTCCTTCTGTATTTCGGCACTGTACTCTGCTATTTCGGACTGTACACGAGATGTTTCCTTTTGAATTTCACCAGTATATATCTGAGCTTCATTTGTAACTCTTTGCATTTCTTTTTGTAATTGATCTGAATGTTTTTGGCTATCTGCCTGCACTCTCGCAGTCTCTTTCTGCAGTTCAGTCGTATATTTTGAAACATTGACTTCAAATTGTTGAGTCTCTTTTCCCATGCTAGCTTGAAATCTTTGCAACCAAGCAGATGCTCTCTGTAGTTCCTGCGTAGCAACTTGTACCGTAGCCTGAGTCATTTCCTCATCTTCATCGGCTAACCAATATCCAGCACTTTGAGCAGTCGCATCATCTCCACTGCCACTTGCTTCATCAGTAGCTAGACCAACATTTATAAGAGCCTTTACTTTTCCTAATGCATCATTATATTCACTATCAATACTAGTTGATATAGAAAGACTTGGAAGAGTAGTACTCACGTTAATTGTACTAGGAGGATTTATTGAATTCATATTGATAGCTGTTGGCAGATCACTTGCTATAGTAAAATCACTAGGCAATCCTTTTGTAATACTTATTCCACTTGGTAAGGACTTAGTAATGCTTATTGCACTAGGTAAGTCAGCAGAAACTGAAATAGCAGATGGCAATGCAGTCGATCCCATATTGATTGCCGAAGGTAAGCTACTAGAAACACTTAGCGTACTCGAATAATCAGCTATAGCATCAAATACTGTGGTATCCGAATCTAAATCAGTGGGTAATAATGCCCCCATTGAAGCCATTTTATTATGTAAAAGTTGTACTGCCGCAAATAAAATTACTGCATGATATAACTCACTAGGAAAATTACTTATACTAGTACCATCAAAAGCAACTGTAACATCAGGTAAGACTATACTTACTATCGCTGTTTGCGTTGCTGTTGGGGTGGGCTTAACAGTGAGCACCTTATTATCAATATAATAAACAGGAGAATCCTTTCCTGCGTAATAGATACTATCAGCATTAACAACATTACTCCGATAAGCAGCGTTCACTGGGCTACATTTTAAAGCCTCGGCAGTTCCATCGTCAGCATTATTCCTGACCACATCTATTATTTTGCTATTAGTAGTAAGTGAAAGAGTCGTAGGGGAATTGCTTAAAGTACTCGCCTGAGCAAATAATGGCAATAAATCTGGATTGGTCTTCTCAATCTGATTTATAACCCACTTAACTCCAGCCCTTAGGAACGAAGTAATAGCTGCGTCTTTGCCAGTTACACTTCCTGCATAATAACTTATATCTGTACT